GACATATCAGGTAGAGATGTCATGGCGATTGGCACAGCGTGGCTACGAAGTGATAAGCTATGCGCCGATCCCTGATGATTGCCAAAGAATACATAGAGGCGTTCAATGGCGTCACATCTCAGAGGCGGATTGGTCAGAGGATGGTCTTTGGGTTATATATCGAAAGCCTGAAATAATAGACAATTTGCAAGACCAAAGGGCATGGCTGTTATGCCAAGACGTGGATTATCCAACACTGAATGAAGAAAGGGCGGAGCGGTTTGAAAAGATCATAGCATTGACTTTAGCTCATGGCAGCATACTTCTAGCATCAAAGCCTTATCTCAGAGATAAAATCTTCATATCGTCTAACGGCATAAGGATGGATGTTATAAGAGAAGTTGAAAAAGAAGAATTGGAGAGGAATTTTAAGCGGGTCATGTATGCTTCAAGTCCGGACCGTGGACTGCTAGAAACTTTACAGACCTTTACTCTTGCAAGACGATATGATCCTGAATTAGAGATACATACATTCTACGGATTTGACAACATAAATAAAGTAGTAGAGGACGAAAAGAGGAGAAATCATCCCGAAGCTATAAAAACTAGAAAATATCGTGATAAAGTATTAATTGAATCACAAAAGCCAAATGTTTTTTATCATGGTAGGGTTCCACAAACAGAGCTTTATCGTCAATGGCTCCAGACAGGTGTATGGCTTTATCAAACGAATTTCTTTGAAACTTCATGTATCACCTGTATGGAGGCGCAGGCTTTAGGGGCTATTCCTATCACCAGACCTTATGGCGCCTTGAGAAACAATATCAAATATGGAATATTTATTCAGGGCGATGCTTATAGCGAACTAAATAAAGCTAGGTATATGACAGAACTTATCAACGTAGCGAATTCACCTGAATATCAGAATTCTATCAGAGAACAAATGATGTATGACGCTAGAATACAATTTAACTGGGAGCGCATAGTTGATCAGTGGGATTCTGTCTTGGAGGGCTGGGATAAACTGATAGGGACGCAATATAATTTCCAGTTCAAACATGCAGAAGGCAAGATACTTAATATTGGCTGTCACGATGATAGCACAGGATTCAAGGAGAAATTAGGGGCGATCAATATTGATCGCTGGTCGAAATGTCCTTATACCGTTTTAGATATAAAGGCAGACGTGATTGCGGATGCTAGAGATCCTTTACCTTTCAGAGATAAGTTTGACAGCATAATTATCGGTGATTTGCTAGAGCATTTAACAGATATAGATTCAATTAAGGTATTGCAAAATGCAAAGGCAGTTCTCAATGATAAGGGTAAGATTATAGTGACCGTTCCTGATGATCAGAGAATCGCTGGTGAATCAAAAACCGATGGCTATGGTTTTCATAAGCCGGTATCAAAGCAATCATTAGAGAGGCTTATAAGACAGTCAAATATGAGAATATTGTCATATCAGCCAATAGATTACACATTTGCGGAAGGGCATGGTATCATAAGTCAATAAAGGGGGATAAAAATGGGTGCAGATGGGCATATCAGATTTTATGATCAAGGAAAGGTAGATAGGATTTGTAAAGAGATTAATCTGAAATATAAACTAAAAGGAAATGAAAAGTTAGCAGGCATTGGATACAAATGCGATTTCTTTGTTAATGGTCAACCATGTTATGTCATATATTGGGATAGTTTCAGTCGGAAAGATGTTGTTAAATCTAATCTTCCAGGTAAAACAATGGATACATGGCATAATTATGATTTTTGTAAAACTAAAGAACAACTTAGGATTTTCAAAGAGTTTGAAGATCGCTGTAATGAAGAAGCTATTCTAGTGGAAGATCAAGAGGTTTGGACATGATAACTTCTGTAAACACAATCGGGACAATAGGTATAATGTCAGGTATACACAGCTTACCAACTCCTTTTGTAAAGTCTCTAACTGACATGATAGTTTATAATAATGAGTATTTACTCAATGAAAATGAGCAGATATTTTATAACTTCGCTTCGGTTAGCTATCACTCTATGGCAAGAAACAGACTTGCGAGGGAGATAAGGGGTAATTGGATCCTTATGCTGGATACAGATCAAGCGTTTCCACCTGATACGCTTACGAGGCTATTATGGCTAGCAGATAAATATGAGGTAGATGTTTTAACAGGGCTTTATCACCAGAAATCAGAGCCTTTTAATCCTGTTATTTATTTACTCAATGATAATGATCGGTTTGAACATATTGTAGGATGGGATAAAAGCAAAGAGATAATCCCTATTGATTCTGCGGGTGGCGGTTGTTTGCTCATACGAAATCAGGTACTTGCTAAAATGTTTGGTATTGGTATGCTTCCCTTCGCAGAGATAGAGGGGAACTCAGAAGATCACAGTTTTTTCAGAAAATTAAAGACGATAAATATTCAGGCATATTGTGCGCCTGATGTGAAAGTTAATCATCTAATGTGGTCAGAAATAAATTTTGACACGATGGAGGTGGCTCGAAATGGCTAAGACAACAGGGCTAAATGGGACATTGAATTGGAAAAGCAATGATAGTTTAGGCGCTCATAACATGAGCATTCCGCAGACGATAGAAAAAGTTGACGATACTGTATATGGTGCTACGTACAGAACGCACAAAACGACATTAAAATCAGCGACAGCATCGGCGGATTGCAAGCTGGACACAACAGATATAGCGAACTTCGTACTTGGTGATGAAGGGCTTTTGATCATGATGTATTCAGAGGGGTCGGTAACTGCTGGTATGTTCGGTACTGCTACTCTGGATGGCAAGACTCCTACAACGCCATTAGATGGCATGGTGACTGAAACGATGACGTGGACATTCCAGGGAACATTCACGCCAACTACTGTGTAAGGTGGTGTTTTAGATGAAAATGCAAGGTGGGTTAGGAGGTATATTTGCTTATGCCACGTATACAGCCTCAACGATTTCATTTCACGAAAATACACCATCGGCAGACACAATAGAGGATTCCGCAAGCGGGTTTTTGACTGCCGGGTTTGTTGTTGGAATGACTGTAACGATAACAGATACAGCGAGCAATAACAAGAATGTGACTATTGCTGCATTGACAGCAAGCGTGATAACCTTATTGTCCACTGATGATCTGACAGACGAAGCCGAAGGAAGCGCCACGATAGCGACACCAACCTATGGTTATCAGGTTTTGGGTTTCAAGCAATGGTCTGGATCAAATGGCATAGAGTTAGTTGACAGCACTTGTTTTGAGAATTATCCATTTAGAACACATAAAACGACACTAAAGGATTGGTCTGCTACATTCGATGGGTTTTGGTTGTCAACAGAGCGTGATTCATGGCTTGGCAGGAAATTGCATTTAAGGCTATTTCAAAGATTTGCTCTATCGCCAAGTGCAACCGATCCTGCCGTGTATTGGTCAGGCGATGCCACAGTGACAGATATACCGATTTCTGCACCTCTTGATACATTAGTGAATGAATCCATCACAGTGGCAGGCAATGGTGTATTGACGCCAACACTAAAAACGACTTCTTGGTAATTTGGTGAGACTATAATTAAAAATGTGATCCTAAGATGAGATTATAGTTTCACAATAAAAAGGGGGATATATGAAAGACAGTCTGGAAGAAATATCGGGTGCGAATAGTGAGTTTGAAGGCAAGATCATCAAACCGATCCTTTTAGAAGATTGGGCTTCTATGTTTTCAAAACTGCGCAGTCTGTTAATGTCAGACGCATACAAGCTAGAGGATTTCGACATTCGGCAGCAAGAACTTCAATCAGTGCGCGCAATGCCGATCACGAGTCAGGACATTTTCCGATCACTTGGACGTGATGAAATCTTTATTGAGTTCTTTTGGTCAGCATTGAAGCTGAACAAATGGGCAAAAGAAGATATGAAGGAATGGCTTGTTAATCTCGAAATTGATGAAGAAAAGGGTATAAACAAACAACAAGACTTGATGACGCTGATTATGGATTTATCTATCCCAAAGCCAAAGGCAGGTGAGCCTGCTGGAAACCCTTGACATGGAGAAGGGTTTATGCACTTATAGAGCATCATTATCCGGGAAAAGATGTTAATAAGATGACAGAAATACAAGTACAAAATTATATTTCACAAATTCAATGGGTATCGCCATTGGAACGGATAAGGTATTATCTAAGGGATATAAAGCACGTTTTGTTTAGCTTTTTGGTTGAGGATTATCAGGCAAAAGAGGAGTTAGGTGAGGACGAGACGGTTGAAATGATCAAAGAGAGGGAACTTGCGGAGACGCAAAGACAGGCGATATTGCATGGCATAAAGCCACCATTGAAGCGAGGATAATATGACAAGCCCAATAGCTGAGTTCTACGTTAAGATAGGTGATGAAGATGTCAAGCGTGTAGATCGGAGTATAGACAAACTACATGGCACGATGAAAAACCTCGATCCGTCAATACAAAAGATGGAATCGGGGTTTTTGCGCGCTAGTAAGGCTTTATCCGGCGTTGGAGCCATCATAGGCACTATCGGGGTAATCAAATTCGGGAACGACATATTCCAAGCGTCTTTGAAGATGGAGAACCTCAACAAGATGCTGGTAGCAAACGAGGGAAGCCAGAAAAAGGCCAATATAGCAATGGCTAAATATCTGGAAATGGCTAAACTTCCCGGACTCAATATTCAACAGATCGTACAGGCGGAGGTACAATTCAAATCACTTGGTCAAGCAGTAGAGCAAACGGATAAATTTATCAAATCCCTTTCAAACGCAATGGTATTGTCAGGTCGTGGTGCAGAGGAATTCGGCAGGGTATCGATCCAATTTCAGCAGATGATCGGCAAAGGCAAGCTCATGTCAGACGATTTGCGTATTATCGCCGAATCATTTCCACAAATACGAAAACTGATGTTAGATGCTTTTCAGACTGCCGATCCTGAAAAGCTAGCAAAAATGGGTATAACCGCCGCAGACTTCATGGCAAAGATAACTACTGAGATGGAGAAGATGCCCAAAGCCATCGGCGGAACGCAGAATTCAATAGACAACTTTAGGGATAGCCTTTTGCAGTTTGAAGCGGCGCTGGGCAAGACAGTCATGCCAACAGTACAAAATTTTCTTGATTTTGCCACTAAGATGATGGATTCATTCAACAAGCTACCAGAAGGCACTAAAAATATTGTTGGCACTTTCACAGTCGGCGGAGTAGGGTTACTCGGCATGGCTTTTGCTTTATCTCTTATCGTGGAACATGGTGGGAAGGCTATCGCTGTATTGAAAGGGATTGCGGGTGCGCAGGCATTGGCGGCAGGTGCGGGGGCGGCAATAGGTGCAAGCACTTTTGGTACTATCGCAATGACGGTTGGTGCGGTTACGATAGCGGCGCTGGGTGGCGTTACCATTGGGGGTATTATAGGTAGTCTATTACCAAAACCTGGATTTGCAAGAGGGCCGCTAAAAACAGAACCAGCTACACCTGAAGAACTTGCCCGTAGCGAAGCATACATGAAAGCACTTCCTGGTACCGTGCCACCAGAACTTGCAGAAATAATAAAGAAAAATGCCACCTATACTGAAGGTGCTTTGAGATTAACGGAAAAAAATGCTGATGTCTTGAAGGCAGAATTTGATGCTTATATAGAAGTTTATAGAGCTGGTATAGAAAGTCTCGCAAAATCTGCGTCATTTAATGTACCGATTTCAGCTTACGCAAGCACTGAGGGCGGGAAATATGGCTTAAAACCTAAAGTTCTTGGTGTTGAAAAGCTAACAGGATTACCAGCCATAAAGCCAACAGAATTGCCCGGTATAGGGGAAGGGTTTCTTCCAACCGCTCAAATGACAAAAGGATATGATATAAATATCAAACGCCTTGAAACTTTACAAATGATGGATAAGCAGACTGCGGAACTAGCACAAAAAGATTTCAAGAATACGCAAAAAGCTATGGATGATTACTACAAAGACTGGATTGACAACATGGATCAAGGGTCAAAAGCATGGTATGAATTGGAGCAAGCGGCGGCTAAGTTTGCAGAGGAAAAAAGGGTCAAGGCAGAGATAGAAGCACAGAACATTGAGTTGACCGATCAGTTATTGGTTATCAATGATACAATAATAGCATGGAAAGAACTCAAAAAAGAAACTGGGTTTGATGTCAAAATCAATACTGATGATATTGACGAAGCAAACAAAAAGCAATCACAGTTCTGGACTGATATGCAGAACATGGGCTTAAATGCGATTGATACGGTATCTGATAAGTTCGTTAGCTCTCAGTTCGACAAGTTATTCAAAAAGTCAAGGGTAGAAGAAGCATGGAATGATTATGTTCTCCAAGCTGAAATAGCAGGGAATAAAGTCGAACTCACATTCGATGAATTCAGCGATAACTGGGAGAAGCAAAACAAACTCAATTCGCAGTCATGGACGGAGTTCTGTCAAGGATTGGTAGAGGATTTCACTAAAGCGTTAATCAAGATGGAGATAGAGGCGGAGGCTAAAAATCTATTCAATTTACTTTCTGGCAAAGGTTATGGTGGCGGCGGAGGGATTGGTGACTTAATTTCAGGTTTATCGGCAGGTTCTAAAGCAATACAAGGTGGTACTACAGCCGTAGAGGGGGTTACTACTGCATCAAAAGCTGGCGGAGCTGGTGGTTTATCTGGATTACTTGCCACACCTATTCCTTTTATTGCCGCAGCTATATTTGGCGGGAAAAAAGTCTACGAAATGGAATCAGAACGAAGGGATTACCTCAAAAATACTCCAACAGAGCAAAGACAGGCCGACATAAAGCAATACATAGAATCGTTATTCCACATGGGTAAATATGAGGATCCATCTAGGGGTATTTATGCCGATCCCAAAGGATACGAGGCTTATATGGCAAAAGCAGGGATAGAACCATATCCATTAAAGTTTGGCGGATCAGGCATAGTAACCAAACCTACAATGTTTATGATGGGCGAAGCTGGTCCGGAAGCATACAATATACAGCCATTGTCAAAAGGCAAGGCTTCATCTGGTATTGGCAATAATCTTCGTATAGAGAACATAAACATCTCATTCCCAAACGCAGATCCTGACCGCATGGACAAGGGCAGATTCAAGCACTTAATCGTAACCAGCCTTCGTGAACTCGCCAATGACGGTACTATAAACAAAGCGGTGCTCTAATGTCAGACAAAATGTCACTCACATATATGGGTACTACCGTAACATTTACACCAAAGGCGGATACTAGCTTTTTACCGATGGTGGGCAGGAAGCGCATCTCCCATAAGGCGCTTGATGGCACGAACTACACTTACGAAACCAGCGGCAAAGGACGCACTGAAATATCCCTTAATGGTATACTGAAAGCAGACCGAGATACGCTTTACGGATGGTGGAGTAGTGCTTATAGTATGGAATACAAGCCTGATGTTGACGTAGAAGAATCGTATACGGTCAAAATGACAAACAGTACAAACCCATTCAGGATGATGCCTGATACTTTGTGGGATTCATATTACGAGGGATCAATGATATTGGAGGAAGTTTGATGTCACAAATGTCGCTTCTGAGAGGATACATACAAGCTACCACAATATCATTCCATGACAACGATCCAGAGAATGACACGATAGCGGATTCAGGAAGCGGTTTTTTAACTGCGGGGTTTGTGGATGGTGATAACATAACGATCATAGGGTCAACATCAAATAACGGTACTTTCGATATAGACTCAATAGGCTTGGAATTATATCCGCTGATGCTTTTTGTTGATGCAGATGAAATCAGGCTATCATCAGACGGTATCCTCACTGAAGAACCAGCAGGTGACACAGTAACAATCACAGGAACGCCCTGGTTGTTTTCTCCGCTATCTTCTGGCTTTGACGTGCCAGAGGAGCGTGATCGCACTATCTTAGAGTCGCTAGAGGGCGAGAAAACGATGGATGAAGTCAGTGCTAAAAAAAGATGGGAACTTCCAGTCAATGCGGTGAGTGCTGATAAGTTCGATAAGATAAGCCAATGGTGGCAATTCGGGTCCAAGTTGCGGTTCAATCCTGATACTTCACTATCTACTGTTTACGATGTCAGAATACTAAACGATAGTTGCCCTCTTAGCATGATGTCACCATTCTGGGACACGTACTACGAGGGCGTTTTGGTACTAGAGGAAATATAAATGGCATCAGCGGGAATGATAGCAAAACTCAAAGAGACGTTTTGTCAGCCACGAATAAAGTTTTTGTATGATGGTGTGGACTATTCTTACCTCGTGCTGAATGTCTCAGAGATCCGCCGTGACTGGAATCTCTCACCATGCACAGTAACGATAGAATTAAACAACATCTATGGAACGTGGGATACATTCCTTTCAGACGATGAAGCGCTTACTAAAAAGATACAGATTCAGTTCTACCTTGCAGACTTTGACGAGGAGATCGATCTGTATGCAGGGTACGTCGAGAAAGCAGTTTGCAACTACAAGCGTAAAACGATGACTATCACTGCAAGAGATCGGCTTAGCAGATTATTAGAGAACCAGGTCCAGTATACGCTTGGTGGTCAGATAATGCCGATTGCATTAAACTACCTACTTGATGGTTCACAGAAGATTAATCCGCACATAGTTTCAGATATAGTCTGGGAACTATTAACTACTTATGCAAAACTAAGCAGTACAGAAAGCGCCGCAAATACTGACATATCTTATACTTCATGGATGACATGGGCAGAATACGTTGACAATGGCGGGTACGATCTCTATGATGTAGGGATAACGAGTAATGGCGCTTCGGTTAGAAGCGTGTTGTTAAAGTTGATGCAAATGATAGAAAGCATGGCTTGGGGCGGGGGCGATGGTAAAGTCAACTTCAAGGCATCCACACAGACAACATCGGGACAGACGTATACGAAAGCATATCTTTTGGGTGAGCCATCTTATGAAGTAACGCTAGAGGGGCGATGTAATAGCATACAGAGCAAGTTTGCTTATGACTATTACACAGACTATTGGCAATCTAATGTATCAGGAATCGTAAGTCATTCGCATATAGTAGGACCCACAAGCACTCCGTACCTTTATCAAGTCGAGTATGAGGGCGATCAAGCAGTATTTCACAATACAGAGGTATCGTGCCAGAAGTATATAGACGAGAAGTTTCTCAGGACCGCACCGCCGATCCGTAATTGGGCATTTCAAACTAATCTTCTTGGGTTTATCGAGGACGTTGGTAATGAGGTCATTTTAAGCGGTTTTTACGTTGCAGATCCCTACGACTCAATAGAGGTTCATCTTACAAGTGTGGCTTTTGATGTGATGAACTGGATACCAACGTTAAGCGGATATTATATCTGGGGGGTTGGTGAGCTATAATGTATAACAGTCACGATAATCCTGACATCGTAGCACATATAAAAGATGAATCAATACACGGAAGATCGGCATCCGCCTTCCCAAATTCCTTATTACTCCGAGCATTATCCGCCGATCCCGATGATCCGCCGGCTGGCTTTTCCATTATCTGGCTAAGTGATGGCACGGCAACAGGGTCAGAAGGTGAACTGCTAATAAAATATAACGACGGCGTCACTATCAGGACGGCAATAATAGCACAGCTTGTCGTTATCGCTTCGGGTGATGCCGAACCTGACGCTGGTGACAGCGTGGAAGATACTCTTTTGGGCACATATACACCGTAGGTGCTATAAAATGGCATGGACAAAAGTAGCAGACCAGCTTGAAGCAAACACGCAGACCCGATCTTTGTGTATTTATGGCGGCGATATATGGGCTGGCATGGGGACTGGCGGGCTTAATGGTGGGAAACTATATCACTTCACTGGTAGTGCATTCGAGAAAAAGGCGGAGGGATATGACGCTAACTCGTATTACATCACAGGAGTACAGCCCTATGACGGATCAATCGCAGGATTAGATTATAACTTAAACCGATTGTTAAATTTCGATACCGATCACTGGGATCTTTTATGCGCACAGTATGGGTCGTCAATGACTAATAGTCCGCAGTTAATTCTCTTTGGTGGAGTGCCTTTCACGATTGGGTATCACTTTACGACACTTTCATATTTTTTAAGATATGATGGTATTGGAAACTGGAGTAATAGAGGCAATACAGGTGCAGGGGTTACGTTATACTGCCTAAAAGAACATGGTGCAACAATCTGGACAGCGGGGTCAAATGGAAAGCTATATCAATGGAATGGTATTGGCACTTTGACCCTAAAAGCAAGTTATGGATCAGACGCTATATGGGATCTATGCAGCCATGATGGCGGGCTTTATGGCGGGGTTGGTATTGGCAGCGGGAAGCTCTTGCTTTTTGATAACGTTTCAGCTTGGGACGTAGCGGCGGTTCAGTATGAGAGTGAATTAATCAGGTGCCTTTTAAGCGCTTCTGATGGCAATATGTATGCCGGCACTAGTGGGCATGGATACTTGTTACGCTTCAATGGTTCGGGATGGGATTTGGCTTGTGGCCAATATGATGTAGGCACTACAACAATATTATGTTTAATAGAAAATGATGGATGTATATATGCTGGAACTGACGAAGGAACACTATTACGGTTTCCTATATCGAAACTGATGATCAACAGAAGCTCAGCATGGAAGGGTGCTACTGCAAAACTAGACATAAGTGCAAATTGGAAAGTGACAGGCTTGAAAGTGGCAAAGGGTGGTAATAAGCTGATTGGCGATGCCCATGATCTTATTGGTGATGTGACTGATACAATAGCAGAATACGGCGGCAGTCACTGGAAGGACATAATATAATGGAAATAACGCTGATAAAGCCAGCGGATACAGATACAGTTGAGCAAGGATTCCACGATCACAACACGAATATGGATACTTTGATGGCGAATTGTATCATTGCAGATGGCACGAAAGCATTATCCGCAGATTGGGATGCCGGTGCGTTCAAAATAACAGCAGAGCAACTAGCATCAGACATTTCCGATGGGACGACACCTTTTGAGGTAACATCAAAAACCGTTGTCACTAATCTGAATTCTGATCTACTAGATGGTTTGCATGGCGCAGACTACCAGCCTGCAGGCAACTATCTCACAACAGATGATGCCCTTAGTATTTATGTTGATAAAGCAGGTAGTGATATTACAGGGGATGGTTCTTCTGGAAATCCATACTTAACGATCACAAAAGCAATTAGTGTATTACCTGACGTTATAACGCAAACAACTTACATAAATGTTGGTGCTGGTGAATATGACGACATAATTGAGATAGGGGCTGGAAGGGTAAATGCTTCCCTGACAATACAGGCTTATGACGTTAATGATGAGGCATTGTACGATACTGGAACAGCCACGAGTGGAAGGAATAATACACTAACAAAAACAGGAGCGGGCTGGGATACCGATATGTTTGCCGGTGGCAAGGTATGGATATATGATGGTACTGGTGCTTATCAAATTCGAGACATTGCATCAAATACAACTAATACAATTACCGTTACGGTAAACTGGGCGGTTAACCCTAACGCTACGTCTAAATATACGATAGTGGGACCTGTTAAACTTACCAATTTATTTGCAGTCATTATAACAGGGAGCGGTAATATAAATATACAAGGATTCCAATTTACCAATACCGATCCTTATGAAAAAATCCTACTAGATAGTTGTTTTAAGGTAGGTATTTACTACTGTTATTTCGAGGGTGGCACAGGTAAGAGGATTAACTTATCGGGCTGTAATCAAATATATTCTATTCTAAACTATTTTGTTGTGGTGGATTCTGCTGAGCCTGCTGTAAACATAGTGAATAGCTTTATATACTCTTATGGGGAATTGTTTATAGCGGAGTCATCAGGCGTTGGCACTGGAATCTACGCAAAAGACAATTCACAAATACAATTCTATCCTACTGCAAAAACATATATGAAGGATTGCCTGTTAGGTATAGAGTTGGTGGATATATCATTAGGTTCGAATATGGAAACAGGCGTTACCTTCGTAACCTGCACGACTGATTACGTATATGGTGATGCGGTTTTTAATGACCTAGAAATCAATGGAACGATCACATCAAAAAATATCTACCCAATGACGAATGATACATACTACGTTGGCAAGAACAGCATATCAACTCCGCTGGCGTTCAAGGGCGTTGTATTGAAGGATACTACTAATGGCAAATATTATAGGATTGAAGTTATAAGCGGTGTATTGACTGCAACGGAGATAACATAGGAGAAACTAAATGGGTAATGGGTTTAATGAATATAAAATGCTGATTGATAAGCATCTAGAATCACATGATGGTGAGATAGAGGAAAATAGGAGTGATCATAAAGAAATCAACGATAAGCTAGATAAGGTTATAATTGGGCTTGCAGAAATGCGGGCAAGGGCAAGGCTAATCAACACAATCTTCGGACTAATCGCTGGCACTGTTAGTGCTATTATAGTATCTTTCTTCAAGAAGAACTAGATCAATCACAATTTTAATATTGTACATCGCAAGAGAATCACGAACACCAGCCAGATAAGCCATACCAACGATTCACGCCATTTTTCTGATTAAATTTATTTACTTTACATTTTCTATATCTTATGATATAATAATATAGAAAGGTGGTGATTAAATATGACAAGAAACGAATTAATGAAATCTTTAGATGTGAGTAAGGATACTACATTTAGATGGCAAAAACTAGGTATGCCAAAGACAAAAATGCTGATTAAAGGTATTCAATGGCGCTGGGATTTTGATATAACAGAAATAAAGTTATGGCTAGAAAACAGAAGGGCGGATTATGAAAGAGATAAAGCAAGATATAATAACGATTAGAGAAAGGTTTTGGTCTCATGTGAATATTGGTGATTTATTTAGTTGTTGGGAATGGATTGGTTATAAAAAAAAGGATAAATATGGACAATTCTATTTTGATTCTAAAGCACAACAATCAAATAGAGTAGCGTGGATATTAACTTACGGTGAAATTCCAAAAGGTTTATTTGTCTGCCACAAATGTGATAATCCTTCTTGTTGTAATCCAAGTCATTTGTTTTTAGGAACGAATAGGGATAATATAATAGATATGTATAAAAAAGGTAGGAATACAGTTAAGCATGATAATCAAATAAACGCCAAGAAATTATCACATGATAATATAGTTAAAATAAAAAGCATGAAAGATCATAGGAAAAAAATAGCAGTCAGATTCGGAGTAACACAAGGTACAATCTATAAAATTCAGCATAATAGACCTCTGTGACAGTTTTTGGCGCCTAAAAAATATTTGACTTTTATAAAAGAAAAGGTTATAATAGGACGCAACAGATCTAATTTCCAATGTGCTGATTGCCAGTGAGGAGTTGCACACCTCGCCATTGAGGCTGGCAATCTCCTTTACTCAATGAAAGGATTGATTTATGAAAAATAATACAGAAATTCAGATAAGCAATGTCCCACCTTGCGATATAGATACAGAGTGCCGACTACTCGGTACTATGCTCTTACCTGAAACAAACAAAGTAACAATCAGAAAAGTTTTATACATTTTCAATGGTAATGAGAAAACCATCTTTTACAGCGATAAGAACCAGATTATTTTCAATACGATTGTTTCTATGTTCAATAATGGTATACCTATTGATGATATGTCTGTCTGTATTGAAATTGATAAACTAGGTTTAACAGAAAAATTCGACAGTAGAAATTATGTTTTTGAACTTTTCGATTCCTGCCCTGGTGATTCATTAGCTGAATATTACGCAGAATCCCTTATTGAACTTAGTCAGCGTAGAGACCTTATTCAATCGCTTTACAAACTTTCAGAGCAAGCCAAAAACTCCGCTATTGATGTTGCTGTTATAACTGAAAATATTGAACAACTAATCAACAGAATCCAGCCAACGAGTAAACACGAAAAGCTAATAGAGTCTGCAAAAGAATTCCTGCAAAGAGAAAAAACAAAGACACCCTACATAATAGATCAATTATTGCCAGCGGCTGGCTTTACCACGATCGCAGGATATACCGGGCAAGGCAAATCCACGCTAGCAACACAGATGATATTATCAATCCTCAAAGGTTCTACATTCCTGAATAAGCTTCAAATATCAGATTCAGACTACCATATACTTTACCTCAACCTTGAAAACTCAGAATATACAATAGATAGATTGCTTAAATGTCAATTGAAGGAATACGATCTAAACGAAACACAACTTGAGCGGTTATTCATTCCTGACTGTATGGCAATGACATTTGACAATAGAAAGGATGTGGCTTCTATTTCCCGATGGATAGAGGAGTTGCATATTGAGATAGTAGTTGTGGATCCTGTGTTGGATTCATTCACAGGCGATCAGAATGACTTAACTATCGTCAAGACTTTGATACGAAAAATGAGAGAGATAAACAGTAAAATATCATGGGTAATGATACATCATTTCAAAAAGGGCAATGACGAGGACAGCCTAATCAATTCAATGCTTGGCTCAGTGGGTTTCGCAAATGCAAGTACTTCAATAATAGGTCTGCGTAGATATTCAAAATCAGTAAATCCAATGTACAAAAAAATCGAGTTCGGCAAGACGAGGGATTTTGAACAGCCTGACGAAATCAAAGTAGCTTTGAATCCAATAACAAGGATTTTTGAAGTAGTAGCAGACTTTGATAAATTTCAACCTATGACAGATGACTGTGTAATAGATGCTTTTGAGGACAATGAGAAATTGACACATACAACATTGGTTACACGAGTAGAAATGAGCATGGGTATTTCAGAAAAACAAGCAAGAATTCTAATTACAAAAGCCTTAGCATCACACAAAATAAAGGCTGAGAATGGTTTTTATAGTTTGACTTCCAGTCTTATACCTAGTTATTTAGAAATGACTACTAATAAGAATAAGGTACTAAGCTAGTAGTAGTGCTAGTTTAGCTTAGTACATTATACAATGGTAAACAAAGGGTAAATAGGCGGTAAATAATGGGTAAAGGTATTAATTATTATGGTAAAGGTATCAATTATTGGGGCAAAGGTTTTATATCCATTACCGCCCATTTACCCCTTATTTACCCCTTATTTACCCCTATTATAAAACAGCAAGCAACCCTAGTATTCATGTGGGTTTAGCTTAATTTTGTGTATATTTTTTTCTGTAAGGGTGTTTTATGAATAAAAAAGTGTTTCCATTTTATAAGTTATTGCGGGTTTTGGTATGCAAGAGTGGAATATTCAATTCCATAAAGCAAGCTAAGATTTTGATGTGGTTAAGAAGGGAATTTAACAAGCGGTGAAGGTAATGAAGGGTGAGGTTAAAAAGATGGGTTACATGAAGGAGTTCGCACAGGAGATAGCAGAAGTGATGGGATTGCCTGAGATAGACAATTCAGTTCTTGAACTCGGGCAGAGGATACTTGTTGCAAGGGAATTGCCGTTGAGGCAAAGGCTATCTGAGAACATGCGGATAGCGAAGGATATTAGGGCAGAGCGGTTCATTCTGATATGTGGATGGTGTTTACAAAAGGGCATCGTGAACATCAAAAGGGATGATTATTGGGAAAATATTAAATGTGTTCCGCAAGGTAAACAATTGGTTGGTATGTGTCCTTGTTGTATAGAGGATATGAGACGTGAAATGAAGCAGACAGCGTGATCACCTCACGCATTGAAAGGGGGTGGTTATATGAGATAAATTGAGTGTTCTTTTATTTACATGATATGGTTGGTCCGCCCGAATAGCGGGGCGGACCTAAAAGGTGATCACAAAAGAAAGGTGAAGGACAATGACAGCGTTACAAATTGAGAAGATACGAGAGAATGTTAAGGTATTACAATCGGATATGTTCAAATATCATGGTGAGGAAGCAATGAAGCATATCGAGGATGCTGATACCGAAGTCTGTGCTATGCGGAAAACGATGGACGATTATATCATAATTGAGTCTATCCGTAAAATATTGGCAAGGGCTAAAGTGGAGATCGAGGAACTGATATACCCTTCAAACACGGATATGGAAGCGGCTATACTCCGGAACGAGGGGTCAGATTTAAGGGTGGAGGTAAGATGATGCAACAAGAAAAGACTACGGAATATAGAGAACCTTTAGATCAGGTGCTGGAGAATACGATTGAGTTTCAAGACGATAATGGAAATACGGTCGTTCTGCAAAAGGATATAATCAGAAGGGCTTATGCTCCATCGGATATTACTGAGAAAGAATGGCAAGAATTTATCTTTATCGTGGAAAAGCAAAGACTTGATCCAACACTATACGAGGTATACTGTGCAAAAATACAGGGCAAGATGACGCCTCTTGTTTCATATCGCACCTATCTAAAGAGGGCGTTTTCTAGTGGAAAACTCGTCAAGCATCCAAACGTGAAACTTGTCAAAGGTAATGAAAAAGACAAAGACACGTGGGTTGCGATCTTCTCAACTAAACGTGAAGGGATGGACGATGATTTTGAATGGGAAGTCCCCTATCTAGAAGCAGGATATATGCTCACAAGAGATGGGAGAAAACCAAGAGGTGGTATGTGGAATGTTCAGCCTGGTTTTCAATTAAAGGTAAGGGCATTCGTGCAGGGTTTGCGTATTGTTTGTGCTGACGTTGTTGGCGGGCTTCCTCACGTGGTCGAGGAAATACAGTCAGAGGATTCAGAAGAAACGATAAACCAAAAAAATCAATCATTAAAAGAAACAAAGCAATCTGGCAATGATGAACAGTCTAATGATGCATCTAACAAAGTTGAAAATACCGTAACAGATCCGGGGATTAATGGTGATATTGAAGAAGGCAAACCTAATGAAGCCGAATTAGAGGGCAAACGCAAACAAGAGGAAGCCATTAAAAAGGCTAACGCACTTGCCAAAATGGAGACGTTGATCAACTCATTTGATACAATTGAAAAGCTGAATGATTGGGTTGACAAGCAAAAGTCACTTGAAAGTTCTAGGATCAAGACGGAGATTGAGAAGATGATTGATAGTCGGAAGGTGGCATTGGCATCAAAAGACCAGGTAAAAGATGCGGTATCTGGTGAAATCATCAGATCAAGCACAATAAATCAGATTATGGTTGTGACTGGCAAATCTTTTAGTGATGTCAACGCCTACATCTCAGACGAAATGCTCACAAGTGGGCTTATATCGGCTGTCCTGAGCGGTGAGAAGGGTGCTATTGACGAGTTCAATGAGGGACTTGCTAGTTTCCTGATAGTGCAGAATGAGCCTGACTCAGAGGATGATATACCTGAATAACCGAATCCCTAGCGGTCCGGGGTGTGGGCCGCAGGAGTGAAATGAGCAAATTATTATGTTTAGATTGCGAAACCACCGGGCTTGACCTCAACAAGCACGGCATTGTCCAGTTAGCAATGCTAATGGATATTGACAATTATCTTGAAGATAGTTTGTTGGTGAAGATGCAGCCGTTTGAGGATGATTGGATAGCAGACTCTAGTTTGAATTGGGCGGCGGCAAAAGCGGAAATTCCACGAAATGAGTTTTGGTCTGCATATCAAACCCCGACTGGTATTCCCTATTCAGAAATAGTCAACTACCAATTACCAGCCGAAGGTATGGTTCAGGTTATAACCTTCCTTGACAAGTGGTTCGATAAGTTCAAGGTAAGCGATAAGGCATTTATTTGTGGATACAACGTCAGGGATTTTGATTTATGGTTCTTAAAAGCCTTCTTTAAAAAGAATGATAATCCATTTCTAGGTTCTTACATAAACTGGAAGTGTCTTGATCCAATGTACATTCTTTGGGAATTGGACTGGAAGCAGAGACCGGGTTATCCTTTGGAAAACTACAAACTGCCAACGGTTGCGAAGGCTTTCGATATAGAGCATACTCCGCATGATCCTATGAGCGATATAAAAGTGACTCGTGAGCTTTGGTATAAACTAACAAGGTCAACAGAGATAAAGCCATGTTGTATATGTGGTGTGCGCGGTGAGGAACAATGGCATGGTGACTGGTGGTGCAAACTGCATTTAGATATTCATGTAAGGGAGAGGCAATAGAAAGGATGATATTTATATGATTAAGCAAAATATGAATTATGTTGATCCGCAAGCTGTTAGAAGAAGATATGATGGCGGGGAATCAACAACAGATTTAGCTAAAAGATATAATGTTAGTAAAGAGTTTATAATTAAATTTATGCGAAAGCATAATATAGCATTGCGAGATAGATTAACCGCTTCTAATCTCGCTCACATGCAAGGTAAGGGTAATTCGTATTCAAAATTAGATACGGAAGAGAATATTAATGAAATTAGACGTTTATATTTATTTGAATCTATTTCTCAGTGTGCAATAGCAAAAAAGTTCGGTGTAAAGGATTCGACTATTTATAATTTCCTAAAAAGGCATAACATAAAAAGAGGAGATAATTCTATGAATAATGATTTGATTGAAAAAAAACCAAACGAGGGACAAGATACTGTTATTGAAGTTGAAAGACCGACAACAACAAGGGGGAAGACATTGGAAAAACTTGAAGTAAAGCAAGAAGAATCTTTATTGCTGTCTATCTGCAAAAAGTTAGAGCTACAAAAAGATGAGCATGGAGAGTTGGAAACCAAGCGTCAGAAGTTCCTGGATTATATGAGAGAGCTTGAAGCCTCTATTCGTGATAATCAGATGAAACCGCAGACAAAACTAATAGCAAAGAAAAAGTTGGAGTTAGCACAACTTGAAAAAGACGAAATGGATGTTGAAATATCGTTATTGGACAAAGCCATAACAAAGAATCTTTTAGCAAAGCGACTTCTGGTTGTTTCAAAAAATATTAGCATAATAGAAAATGAGATAATTAACAAATGTTACGATCTCAAAGTAGAGATAAATAGTCTCAAATTGGAATGTGACAATATCGCAAATAAATCGTGAGGAGAGGCAATGAGCTTATCAATAAATAACGGTAAAAGCAATTTCTATCCGACTGTGGTTATGCAAACAAATTGGCATTGTGACTATTTATTTTCATGTCATGGTGGATGTCGCCATGATTGTATCTACTGTTCATCAAAAAGATGGTATCGCTATAAGCAGAAGGATCCAATAACCCAAAAACCTTATGATCCGACAATCGAAAGGCGTCTTATAACTGAATGGAATGGTGATAATCTTAGAAGGAAATTGCTTCCTATGGGCGGTATCTTCATAGCACCATACAATGATATAATGACCGTTCCAGAGGATGATAGGATTAAGATATTAGAGCTTTGTATGAAAAGCTACAATTATCACACTTGCAATGGAGATTACTTCAACTGCATATTCCAAACCAAGAATCCTGCCGAGTATTTTGACTATCTCGATATGATTCCGCCCGGTAGTTGGCTTGGGACTACGATTGAGGAAACGGCAACTGTTACCGAATATTACAAAATGACTAAAGCGCCAAGTACAGATTCAAGACATTTAGCTATGCAAAGGCTAAATACATATCCACATTTTAGAAGGTTCGTAACAATAGAGCCGATAATGAAGTTTGATATTCGTTATATGGTTTCATGGATGCGAGATATGAAGCCCGATCTTGTTTTCATCGGTGCTGACACAGGCAAGCATAATCTACCAGATCCAACAGGTGAAGAGGTCAAGGATTTGATTTTTGAACTCCGTGATTTTACAATCGTGGAGTGCAAAAAGAACCTAGAGCGCATTGTTGGCAAGGCGTGGATGGATGGTGAAAAGCTGGCAATACAGCAGATGAAGGAGAAGGGATGATTGAAGTAAAAGAACTAGAAGAGAGATAGAGAAAGCTTGCATTGCTGAAATGGAGTCTAGGGAATCAATACTACGGTGGATCGTGAGGAACTCTATCCAGCACAACCACCGAAAACGAGGTATGAATGAAGATACTAATATACATATTTTGTATTTGTATAACACCATTTGTATTTGCATCTCTTTGCGTCATTACGGCAGTTAGTGCAGTAATCAATGGTTACATTAAGAAAAGTCAATGATTGAAAATGAATGGTGAGGTATGTGACGATCTCAATACATTGTAAAAAAGGAGAAGAAAATGATTTTGGAAAAGGGATATGATATATCGAAAAGACTGAACAAAGGTGGGATGGAAGCACTCCATGATTTGATACGAAAGGTGCAGGCATGGTGGGATGAGGTTTACCCAGAAGATATTTTTATAGGTGTCAGTGATGATCCAGGCGCTATCAAAGTATCTGAGATAAGGACACTACTAGCTAAGATTCGGATTCCTGAACCAAAAGATGCGCCAGATGGCGATGGTCTCTGGTGGGTATATGATCCTGATACCAGAAAAGGAACGTTGGCATATGTTGATGGGAACAGAGTTAGAGTATGGGTATTATCCAGAGGCATAAAAGATTATATTTATGTTTCAAAACATAGGTGGATTAGACCTATTTTCCCATGATAGGGGTGAAAGATGAATCAGATAAAGTTTTCGCATATATACCCTAAGCTATGGGGACAAACATCAGGAAGATTGCTTTTCGTTCAGTTGCTAAAAGCAAAAGATGTGCATGAAAACAAAGACTTGCTCGAATACGATACGAGATATTCATCACAAAAATCTATTGAGATGGATAGAGAATTTGACGAATATTACCCACTACCGAAATCTGGCAATCTCATTCACCTGACATTCTTGGGGGACAAGAATATACCTTTTAGTACGATGCGCCCCGAATTCGGCAAGGGTGGATATAACAAACTATCTTATTACCAATCGAGGGTTGGACAGAATTTTGAGGTGATTATTAAGGATGGATGAATCTAATTATCGCAGTATCCGACGCTGTAAATTGCTAAAAGACTTTCGTAAGTGCTTGATGATGGACAAAACATTTGTCAGGCAATTTATTGATTATGGTATGAATTGGGAATTTCAATTACATCACTGGCGTAAACATACAAAAGAAGCGAAAGTGATTAGTCAACTTCTTAACAACTCGTCAAAAGTAATTCTGATAAGGGATATATGGGACTGTTGTGATTCTTTGTGCTGGTTGGAATTGGAACGTGAAGAGAAAATACCTATTCTCAAAAGGCGAACTGAGTTATTTGCGAGACTGGAAGAGGTTTCGCTGAAATAGGAGTAGTTTGGTACTTGATAACGGCATAAGGTTAGTAGAATTAAAGGAAATTGAAGGGAGGAAAAGATGACACAGGATAATTGGGATCATATACGATCTGAGGGCGTAGATGGTAGGCTTTTATGTGCTGGAGATCGCATCCAACTCAATGTCCGCAGGAATTGGCATAAAGGGACAAAGGGTGAAACTGTTATAGAGGGCAGGTTTGATTATGCAACTGATAGGGGATTGAGCTTGCAGGACGGCTACCACGTAAGCTATCAGGCTATCAAATCTATTAGCAGGGCTTCATAAATGACAGACGGTAAGTCTCACGTTAAAACTGATAAAGAGTTCAAGCAGTTTAACAGGTTGGCTCGCAAGGCAAAATCAGATGAAGAAATGCCCGGTGCTTTTGACGAGATTGAAAGCCTGAAGAAGAAACTTGCGAAACTGGAGAAGGCTCAGAAGGATGATAACAAACTACTCTTTGGCAAATGTGAGGAAATCAAAAAGATTAGCGATAATCTTCTTATTCTGGTTTCTAATTTCGATATGATAGAAAGGCGTGTTGAGGTACTCGAGGAGTTATACCGTAAATCTGATGAGGGAGATTGAAATTGAAATGTATTATTTGTCATAAAAACGAGGCTACTGTTCCCGATAGAAATGCTTTTCCGTCAAGACGGAAAAAAATATGTTCTGATTGTCATTCTAAAAGACTTGGAAACGATCTTTCTACTATTATTGAGCGAAAAACAAATAAGAAAGTTTACCAACCGAATTCGAATCAATGTGAAGGTGTCCAGATTGGATGACATCAATGGCTGTTGGGCTAATGTTGAAGATGTTGATACTTGCTCAAAACTCAATGACGAGGGTTATTATCCGTTTTTTGATGAAGAAGATGACGAATTAGATGATTACCAAGATGATATAACCTGCGGCTGTAAGGAATGTATATGTCCTAATACGGTGGAATTTGAAGGTGAAGTATGTCACGAATGTTTAACTCATAATCATCAGGGATGAAGGAGATTGAAATGTCATTAGAAAATATATGTGTGAGTCTGGAAACAGCGAAAAAGCTGGTTGAAGCGGGGATTGTACTTGAGTCTGTATTTAGTTGGTTTTTTAATAAAAATGCTTTGTATTCTACTTTTCCTATGTTGAAATTTACGAATGATAATCGTGCTAGATGGTCAAGTTATCCAGCACCAACTGCAGAGGAATTATGGAAACTACTACCATTCTGTATAGGTGAAACCCCAACGTCCTCACTAACCCCATTTATGCAGACAATCATATTGAATACGATAGTCTATCGTGATTCTGAACGCAAAAATGACAGTGTAAAATGGATGGTTGTTGTTAAAGATACATTATGCGAGGCTATGTCAGAAATGTTTTTCTGGCTTAAAGAGAATGGGTATTTGAAGGGTGCATAGATGGATTTCTTTGTAGACTCAGATTTTGTATTCAGGTCACTTGATAGAAAGTGGTTTCTCGGCGTTGCAAAAATACCAGATAAACCATTAAGTGTATTGTTATTGCAATCTCTTGGGAGCGATATTGAGATAGTAAGTTTCTATTTAACTGACTTGCCGATGGAAGAAATATATCAAGTGATAGCATGGAGTATTCCAGAAGATAAGTCTGTAAGTAAATCTGATCTTATTTCTTGTTTCAAATCTGTCATAAAATCCTTAACAAAAATGTATAACGAATCAAAAGATTGTGATATTGAGAAATTATATTCTTGACTTTTGCATTGAATATAGTTGTAGATTATACTATAATATTGGTATCGGATAGTGGGTCCTCGAAGCTCTCACGAAAAGTAAAATCCTGATTACCTTCCGATACCTATAATCAGGAACAACAATACAGGAGTGTTGATCATGACAAGAAAATATAGTACAAAAGAAAACCCTAAAATATTTATTTCTAATATGAAATCAGGAGCAAGACGTTACTGTTTTTGGATGGAAAACAATAAGCAGAATTTTATGCTTTATTCAAGATGGTTATGGGAAAAAATGAATGGTAAAATATCGGTTGGTTATTTTATTCATCATAAAGATGGAGATACATTGAATGATTGTATGGAAAATTATGAATGTATCAATCGTCATGATCATGCACGTTTACATTGGAATCAAAATAAAGATTATGTTCAATTTTGTTTATTCCTGAATAGACATGGAAAAATGGATTATATTAAAAAAAATAAATATTTACTTATATGGAATGGATTGGAAGGTCAAACAGTTTTAGATAAACTAGGCTATGTTTTGAAAATCTGTAATATTGACAATTTTCAACAATTATCAAATATAGCAAATATTGACATAGGGCAACTTAGTCGTATAAAAAATAAAGGTTTTGGTTTAGGTAAGAAAAATATTGCGAGAATTATTAAATGTATTTGTAAATACAATAATAAAATATTTCTTGACATATCAAAATAAAAGATTATAATAATATTGATATTAATTATTGCGGTGTGTTGGCAATGGCAGCCGACAAGTCTCATAAACTTGGTTATGAAGGTTCGATTCCTTCCTCCGCTACCAACTTTGATAAAAATTTACCCGGCGTTTGTTGGTAACGCCAGAAGAACCATCCATTGTTTACTCCTTCACCCGGTCCTGTCATGTAACCACAGCATGACAGGGCTTGCAATTATACATTTCTCGTTCCGCCGAGTAACGGAAGAATAGAATGAATAACTCATTAAAATCAGCAGAATTGATGTTTGTAAGAAAGCGATTTGACGAAATCACGCCACATCCCAAGAATCCCCGCTTGCACTCTCCCCAACAGATAGAAAAACTCAGACATTTAATCCGTAAACATGGCTTTGCCAAAGGGTCAATCGTCTATCAGAAGTCAACAGGCTATGTTTTGGCTGGTCATGGAATCATAGAAGCATTGAAAGCTGAGGGGTATACAGGCGCTGACATGGTTGAAGTTGATATGCCTGATGGGCAGGCAGAAGCCTTTTTAATTGCAGACAACAAAGTCGGTGATGATTCGATATTTGATGATTCATCACTCCAACAGCTTATCAATGAGCTATCAGAGCAGAATATCCCTAGCCTTGACTTTGCGTTTGACTCTCAGGATTTAGATGACTTGGCTGGTAGGATACTTAGTAAACAAATTGAATCACCAGATGATTTTAAGGAATATGGAGATAATATTGAAACAGAATATTGTTGCCCAAAATGTGGATATGAATGGTCAGGAAAACCAAAAGGAAAATAAACCACCTTATAAAATTCCATCTATGCAAGAAATATCTGAAATAGAATGGAGTGGTTATAATGTCATTTCTACCTTTTCAGGTTGTGGGGGGTCAAGTCTAGGATATAAGTTAGCGGGTTATAAGGTCTTATGGGCAAATGAATTTATACCGATTGCCGCTGATACTTATGAGAAAAACCATAAAGGCACGATAGTTGACAGGCGTGATATTAAGAAAGTATTACCAGAGGAGATTCTTGAAAGTATTGGATTAAAGCAAGGTGAACTTGACTTAATGGATGGTTCGCCTCCATGTCAAGCGTTCTCAACTGCTGGCAAGCGTGAAAAGGGATGGGGCAAAGACAAACAGTATGATAATGGTATCAAGCAAAAGAATGAAACTTTGTTTGATGAATATATCAGAATCTTGAAAGTAATACAACCAAAGGTTTTTATAGCAGAGAATGTATCAGGATTACTTAAAGGAACTGCAAAAGGTTATTTCAAGCTGATATTACAGGCATTAAAGGATTGTGGTTATAACGTCAAGGCAAGGTTACTTGACGCACAATGGCTTGGCGTGCCACAGATGAGACAAAGGGTTATATTTCAAGGTGTGAGAAATGATATAGACTTAGAACCTTGTTATCCGAAACCTTTAGATTATAGATATACTGTCAGGGATGCTTTTGGTGATCTTTATGTACCTGACAATGCAGAAAGGCAATACTTATCACCTAGAATGAAAAAATGGTGGGAAAATACTCCAGAAGGAAAAACTCTTGCAGTTGGACATGAAAAGGAAAATGGCAAAAAATCTGCTTTTAATAAAATTAAATTAAGCTTTGATAATGTATCAGGAACGGTACTTTGCAAAAGCAATTCAGGAACGCTTGATATGTATATGCCCAATATACCAGCTACACCAACAATATCAGAATTAAAGCGGATATGTGCTTTTCCAGATGATTTTGAGTTACTCGGAACATTTAGTCAGCAATGGGGAATGTTAGGAAATTGTGTTCCACCGATAATGATGTATTATATAGCAAATACAGTACAAGAAGGGATATTAGACATCATAGATTCATCGGAGCAAGTGTTTTGTGAGAGGGAAGGCGTTAAGATAGGGTATGAGGAACTAACCGAATTAAATCGGTAAAATTGGGTTATGGATGGTAGAGATGAAAAGGGCAAATTTATTAAAGGAAACAAAAGTCAAGGTGGCAGACCGAAGGGGTCATTCTCTCTCAATGACGAAATACGCAAAATCTTAGAGAAGCAGATCATCAAGACGTTTCCTGAGTTCGCAAAAGAGCCAAAGCTAGCAAAGAAAAAGGCGGTTGAGATACTAGCACAGAAGATTGTGCTTGACTCACTTAAAGGTGATAAACTAACACGGATTCACCTATGGGATCATCTGGAAGGCAAGCCTCCACAGAGTGTCAATGTCGGTGGGCAAGAGAACAATCCAGTTAAGTCGGAGTTAACGATTATTAATGCGTCTGAGGTAATCAACAACAAGCCAATACAGGATGACGAGGACGAATGAAGTTCATAATCAATGACATATATCGTCCTTTGCTCAATGATCGCTCACGTTATCTAGTATTACAGGGCGGATCAAGCAGTGGCAAAAGCCATTTCATTACACAGAAGATTATCCTTCGGTGTTTATGTCCAGAGATACAGGGCTTTTTATGTTTGCGTACATCGAATCCAACGTCCCGGCGGTCAATATGGCAAGAGTTCTTGAAGCGATTAGTTGAGTATGAATTATATGATAAAGTCCATATCCACGAAACAGATATGAAGATAACCTTTCCTAACGGAACGTTTATCATCTGCTCCGGGCTGGACGATCCACAGAAGATAAAGTCAATCGTGGGTGTGACTTCCTGTTGGCTAGAAGAAGCAATAGAATTCAATTTTTATGATTTTCTTGAAGTCAATAGGCGCATGCGGGCTGTTCGCAATACGTACAAGCAGACAATCCTTAGCTACAATCCGGATGATTTTTACCACTGGACAAAGGAATTGTTTTTTGATGAAGAAAATGACAAGAATAAACGGTATCAAAAACACGCAAATATCTTAATCACGACAGTTGATGATAACTTATTCGCTACCAAAGAGGATAGAGAGGAACTTGACGCACTTAAAGAAGTAGACGAAACGCAATATCAGATATACCGTTTAGGTTTATCTGCTATGCTGAAAAACCGTATATATAATAATTATGACATTATATCAGAAGGTGATTTTCCTGAATCGTTTGATGAGGTTATATATGGATTAGATTTTGGCTATGAGAACCCATCAGCATTACTTTTTATTGGATTTAAGGATGCGCAGATATACGAGAAAGAACTTTTATACGAAAAACATTTGACAAATGCACAATTAATTGATAGAATGAATGTATTGATACCAAACAAATATGACAATATTTACGCTGATTCTGCCGAACCTGATAGAATAGAGGAAATATCACAAGCCGGGTTTAATATACATCCAGCACAAAAGGATGTACAAGACGGTATTGATTGTGTGTTGAGACAAAGACCAAAGATAGCCTCTTGTTCGGAGAATCATTTAAGAGAAAAGAGAACATATAAGCGTAAAGAAGATAAAAATGGCAATGTGCTTGAAGAACCATTGCCTAATTTTCATTTACAGGACTGTGAACGTTATGCTTTGTATACGAGATTGAGTTACTCAGACCCAATAGTTTTTTTGGTGTAATTATGAAACTCTTTGACAGATTCAAGAAAAAAGCCTCTATTCCGAATACAATACAATCAGCTTGGGGGGATTTTGAGGGTTACTTATCATATCTTCTAAGCTGGCAAAAAGGCGGGCGCTTTATTTCTGGACACAGCATAGCAGAACTTTTCAAAGGTTATTATGGCACGATATACAGTTGTATTGAGCGTAGAGCAAAAGGTGTGGCGGCCGTAAAATGGAAGCTATATACAACTGATATGAAATCCCAAAGAGCAAAAGAAACTACCACAAAACAAAAAGATTATCTTTTTAGCTTGCCATCACTTGAAAAATCGCTCTCCAGTGCTACCGATATGGTAGAAATCACATCCGATCCCATCCTTGATCTCTTACGCAAAGTCAACTCGCTCCATAATCAAAGTCACTTAAAACTAGGCACGATAACACATCTTGACATAGCAGGCGATGCTTATTGGTATGTGAGAAAGGGTTTCACTCCATTCCAGATATTTTTTGTTCTCCCGCAATACATGAAGCCGATAATGGATTTGACAGATAACAGCGAAACTTATGGAGAAATTATCAGCTATGAATACAAGGATGGCAAAATTGAAGTAATTTACGAAGCCAGCGAGATCGTCCATTTTACATATTTCAACCCATCACTTGGGACGGCAGGGTTCTCTCCAACAAAAGCCGCTTGCGAATCTGTCTCACTTGATCATGCCATGACAGATTTTCTCTTTGATTTGATTGCAAACAGGTTAAGGCGTGAAATGATATTAACCAGCGAAGGGAACATGCCTTTATCTGAGCCAGTTAGACAAAATATACAATTACAGATGGAAGAGTATCGCACAACAAAGCGCGACAAAATGCCAGTATTGCCGGGGAATCTCAAGACGATAGACTTATCAGGAAATGCAAGAGATTTGCCATTTGTCACGAATCGTAAGCTAGAGCGTGAATTGATTTGCAATGTATTCGGTATCCCCGTGGGAATGCTTGAGCGTGAATCCAGCAGGGCGGCGCAGGATGCGCTGAAAACAGAGCTTGCAATGTATTCTTTACAGCCATTGTGCGAGAATATGCAAGAAGCAATGAACCAGAGTTTTATCCCGATGTTTCCGAATAGCGAGAATAAGTTTATAGCATTTGAGGATCCGGTGCCAGCCAACAGGGAATTGGAGCTCAAGGAGAATACTGAATATGTCAATAATGGTATCTGGACAATAGATCAAGTACGTGCTATGATGAATGATGAGCCTTTGGGCATTGATTACCCGATGTATCATGGTGTTCCGATAGGTGAAGTAGGGGCAGAGCAAGAAGGCAAGGCGCTTGCGAAGGCTGTTAAAGAGGAGTTAGAGAAGAAGTAAGGGGGAGATATTATGGAGATATCGAGATTAGAAACACAGTTAAATTTAGCAATAAACTTCTAAATATAATAAAATGACACGAAGTAGCCTTATCACAAATCCGCTTATCATACGTTCAGTAGCCGATTACTACATCAAGACTAAACTTGAGGATAGGTGGAATCTGTTTGTACAGACATCAGAAAAGCCACAACGCAAATACCGTGTTAAACTCCGTGAGGTCTTTGATAACCAGCTTGATGACATTTTATCCAATCTGAATCGAAAGTCGGTCAAAGCGGATGAAAGCATTGGGTATGTAGACGAGAACAATTTAGCGGACTGGAATAAATACAGGATCATCTATAACGAGTTCGGCCAACTAGAACTTCCGGGCATAATGACTGCATGGGCATCATTGGAGCTAGAAGCACTTGAAGTGGGTGTATCGTTTGACGTATTAAACCCGAATGTCATGTCAGCGGTCACGAACAAGTCGAATCTTTTTAGTGATAGCGTTATCAATGAGACAAGAGATTTGTTACATAGGGTTATAACTGATAGCATACAAGCTGGGGATGGTATACCACAGCTAGAGAAAAAGATACGATTATTATACTCCAACATGAGTAAGTTTAGGTCTGTTAGGATAGCAAGGACAGAGGCTATATGGGGGTTAAACGAAGGAGCGGAGCAGGGATACATACAAAGCGGGGTTGTAGAGGGCAAGAAGTGGTTATGCGCACATGATGAAAGGTTATGTCCCTGGTGTGCAGAAATGGGAAGCAGAGATCCTATACCTGTTGGTACAAACTATTTCAATCGTGGTGATGTTCTGGAATTGCCGAAGCCTGAGAAGATATTAAAAGGCATAGAGATCACAACCGCTCATGATAAGTTTATCTATGAAGTATATAACAAGTATCAGAAGGCGGGATCAATAAGGTTTACATTTAGCTATGAGGATATACGTCATTCGCCATTGCACCCTTTTGCAGATGCACCCTCATACCAATTGTGTTTGAGGGTGCTAAAATATATGCTTTTCTCGGTCAATGGGTAAGGATAAAATAAGGGGGATATGTAAGATGAAATTTTTTGTTGTAAGAATGGAAACACGACATCAAACGGAATCATGTGAATGTAATTTTGGATTGGTTATAAAAGAATCAGAATCACCAAAAGATGATTTAGAGAAGATAATTAAATACATCGAGGCTTATAGTCCAGATAAAAAGATAAATTGGACAGAGGAATCACAAAAAGATAATATTCCCAACAATTTAAGTTTATACAATCAAGATGGATGGGAGCATTGTCTTATGAGCATAATAGAGGACGGCGATCATGGTCAACTGATAATCTCAGAAGAGTTCGCAGAGACTATTAGTAATGCTTTGTTTAATCTTCCGGCTAAACGAAGGCAAAAACGAGAGGAAGATAAAGAATCATAGAGAGAATAGAAGAGGGAGAGTTATGACAAAGGCTGAGTTAATTAAGGCTCTTGAGCCATATCCTGATGATATGCCAGTTTGTGGGACTGTTGAATGGGAATTTGAAATTGGTTTAGTAAATAAGCGGGTTTTTTCTGATAGGTTTTCTGAAGATGATAATAAGAAAATATTCGGTAAGGAGTGTATTTTTCTAACATAGATATTTAAAAACTTATAAAGGACGCCGGTTAATAAGCCTGAAATACGCTTAACCGGCGTCCTTTTTTTTGGTTATTAACCGGCACTCAAAGCGGGTGATCTTATGGCAGAACCATTATACAAATTTATAGTTGGTGAATCAGCAGAAATAAAGAGTTTCAATGATAACGAGCGATCCTTCACTGCATGGGCATCAAAAGAAGGAATAGATCGTGATAGAGAAGTCTTGAAAGCAGATGGTTGGGATTTGAGAAACTTCAAGAAAAATCCTGTTGTTCCTCTATTCCACGATTACAGGAATCCGCCAGTCGCAAAATCTATCTGGACAAAACCTTCACCATCAGAAAATCCTGAAGGTTTGCTATTCAAGCCGCAATTCGCTGATACAGCATCAGGCAATGAAACATATTATTTATATCGTGAAGGTTATATGAATGCTTTTAGTGTAGGATTTGACCCAAAAGAATGGATTGACGCAAAGCCAGAAGATACAAAGTCACCAAGACGTACTTATACCAAACAGGAATTACTTGAAATTAGTTGTGTAGTAGTGCCAGCGCATCCTGGAGCTTTAGTAGAAGCTTTAGAAAGCGGACTGATCAAGACAAAGCAGATGAAGGATTGGTTTGATAACCTGATAGAGGAAACAAAAGATATAACAAAGCCCGGATGGGATGAAACATCAGCGAGTTTCAGGCATAGATTAAGGGATCCTTCACTATTTATTGAAGGATCATTCAGGACGATCCCATTACCAAGTACAAGTCCAAAGGTTAAGGCTGTTGTTGGCAAACTGACTAATGGTAATGGGTCAATGGTTATGCAGACACTTATATTTGAGAAGTCAGAAGGATGGACGCTAGAGAAAGCTAAGAAATGGTTTGCGGACCATTCCGACATAGGTAAAGAGTTTGAAGAAATGTTTGATAAGGCAATCATTATTGAAGAATTAAACTTTGAATTATCACCTTTTATATTTGAGGTTAAAGACGATATAGAAATAATGAAAAGCCGAATAAAGGCACTTGAGTCAATAAAACATCCAAACATAGATGAAGCAGACTTATATGATATTGAAATAGACGAAAATAGTGACCTCGAATTGATCGAGGTCGAGGATGACGTATCAGGGGATGATGGAGATACTAGCGATGATCTCGTGGAAGTATCAGTCGGAACTGGAGATGACGCAGAGGAATTTGAAATTGAATTATAATAGGAGATGATAAAAATGCCGCAATTAACGATTGAGCAGATAGCAGAAAAAACGCTTCCTTTACTCATTGATGGAATTCAGAAGAATGAGGATTATCTCAAAAAACTTGATAAGCTGCCGATGAATGAAGAAACAAAAAAAGAGATCGATGATATAAAGGCTGAGAATGCAAAAATGAATGAAAGCCTCGAGTCGATCAATAAGGCACTTGCAAGTAGGAAGCTCTTTGAAAGCACAGAAAAGGAAGATGGCAAGTTCGGATTCGGTAATTTAGGCGAATTCGTGGTCAATCAATTTCAAGCAGATGCTTTGAAAAAAGATGGTAGACATGATGCTGTTGACCCGCGCATAAAGAAACTAAACGAATATCAAGCCAAAATTAAGAATGAAATACTGAAAGCAGGTACCGGCCCCGTAGCAGGAGATTACACTTATGGCGGCGCACTTATTCCCCCAGGGATAGGGGGGCCTCTAGTCGATCAAGCTCTAAAAGACACAGGACTTTGGGATCAAATGACAAATATTCCGATGTCAGTGCCCTCGATAGAATTCCCAACGCCTGAAAATTGGGACCATAGCTCTGGATATTACTTTGGAGGCATATACGCATCATTCCAAGGCGAATTAGACACGATTAATGAGCGCCGACCAACATTCGGATCAATCAAACTCAGTTTGGAATCCGCAAAACTGGCAAGTGCGCCATCGAATAAAATGATTTTATTCAGTCCTGTATCAGTTGAAGCCATGTTACGCGAGATGATGGGGATGGCACTAACTGGACTTTTAGCAGATAAAGCCATCAATGGTATCGGGGCTGGCGAGCCTATGGGATACATAACAGCGACACCCGCTACTGGTGGTCCGGGAATCACCGTATCAAGGACAACCGCATCACACATAGAGAGTGATGACGTATTAGCAATGGACTTGGCTTTTTATGACAGAGGTAAAGGTGTTTGGCTTGCCAATCACAACTGCAAGACAGAACTCAGGAAGTTGCATATAGTTATTGGTTTTTCAGGTGTGCCGCTTTACCAGTTTTCAGATGGTAACCAGCCATTTGAAACATTACTGAACAGAAGAATTATATATACGGAGTTCTGCCAAGCATTAGGAACAAAAGGCGATTTAATCCTTGTGGATCCCTCTCAGTATTTGAGGGCATCAATGTCAACAGGACCTACTTTTGATGTAAGTCCTCACGTGTATTTTCTCACTGACCAAACAACCATCCGATTGGTCTACTACTGCGATGCAAGGCCGAAATGGAAATCATATTTGACACCAAGATATGCCACTACAAGTTATCTGAGTCCTTACGTAGTGCTTAGTTAATATATATCAAAAAAAACAGAGGTGAATAAAAATGGCAAATTCAATTAGAGGACATCAAAAACAATTATTCGTAAACCTGATCTCTCCGCAGAATATAGATGGCGGAAAGACAGGTAACTATATCTGTACAAAAGATGCAGAGCATATCAGAATATTGGTCTCTACAGGTGCGATGGGCGCCGCATCATCAATAACGATCAACAAAGCAAAAACAGCCGCCGCAGGGAGTGCCACTCAGTGGACTGACTGGTCTCAGACTATGGTGGAGACAAATGTATCGGCATCCTATGGTGAAGACGCAAGCCCAACTAAGACATTTACGAGAACGGATGTTACGAGTGATACCATGTCGTTAGCGACAGCAAACTCACTTTATAGTATCGAATTCGACCCGATCGAGTTGGGCGAAGGTTACGACTACTTTACGGTGGTGTTTTCAGATCCTACCGGGAGCGTTACTGATTTGATAAGCGCGGTTGCATTACTAGATATGAAAGTATGCGGAGAAACGCCGCCAGAGGCATATAGTTAATGAAAATCGTGATATTAAAAAAGCGGTACCTTCATTTTCAACCGGGTCATCAATTATCGTTTTTGGATGATAAACAAGCTGATGACCTGATAAAAGATGGTACTGCTGAATTAAAATCAGAAAAGGGGGAAAAGGGGCTGGAAATGCCCCCTAGAGACAAAATGATTAGAAAAACAAAAACAAAAACTATCTGATAGCTGTGGCTACATGGGCTATCGGGAGGAGAAGATAAAATGGCTACTCAAACTTATAAAGGAATTACAGATTCGTCAGGAAATGCGAATATTTACAGAAAATCATCAGCAGTAGAGACTGCGTTGATACTTGGGCTAACAGGTTATGGTATTGATTTTAAGGCTTGGAGTAACACCGCTGGTGATTATTTTCAGTGGGATGCTTCAGCAAAATCCTTACAGTTCTTTGACAGCGAAATAGAGATCGGTCAGCGGTCATTTCCTGCAACCGATGCTGGTGTTGATCTTACTTTGAGTTATACCGGACTTCGGGTATGCACAGAGATGAAGTCAACAGGTACGGGGATATTATACAACACTACCGATTATGTAGGGGCGGCAGGTATTTTCCAGACAACCATAAACAAAGCGGTAACACTTGCATTGGGTGGTGGGTACTCTTGGGCTACAGTATGGGCAACTATGGAAGTTGAAAAAAACATAGACTCAACAGGTAGCGGTTCAGCAGTCTGGGGATTACTAGAAAGTGACGAGGCTGTAACGATAACAACTAGCGCAGGTCCTACAACAGACTGGAACGCTGGTAAGTTCACTGTTTGGATGACAAGTGCATCTGCTGTATTGTCAGGCGGTGCAAAAATTTATGGTGTCCGCATAGATAGTTCGGTAAATGCTTCTGCAAATTTCACTGCTGGATATTTCAATGCTTTGCAGATAGATAGAAATGGAACATCAAAACTATGGCAGATCGGCATCAACATTCCAGTGAATACTTGCGATCTGGTTGCACAAGTCGGGACGCTTACGCAAAATACTGATGGTACTGGGGCATCAATTAAGGATGCTGCGCATTATTCTGGAGAGTTAAATCCTGCTTCAATTATCAGGATATTTGCTGACACTGATAGTCAGGTTATCACTGGTGATAATGCAACGCTATGGCTAAGGGGGCTAATCGGCACTACACAGACAGGTTCGCCTACATGGTCGAATATCCGATCACACATGTACATCCCAACTGGAAAGGATATATCAGGAGGATTCTTTAACTGCGTTCGTGGATATTGGGAGTTGGCAGGCGCTACTACCATTGGGAATGCCACGATTTGTATAGCTGGAATCGAAGGGTATTTCGGACTTACCGGGACAGTCGCTATTGGAGCCGCCGCAGTTCTTGCAGGTGTGAAGTCAATCATAGCCAATGAGGGTGCAGGTGCTTTTTCGGGTGACGGTAAAGCAGTAGCTTTTTACGTTCCCCCAGGAACGCCGCATTGGAGCCATATTCTTTATGCTGGACCGAACACATGCCATAGAGGTATATGGATCGGTGAGGATAATGATGCAGTCGGATATGGCATTCCTTTGGATTATACTAACTGGGGACTCGGTACGGCTGAAGGTGCGCAGGGTAATGCTATCTACTGCGATGATGGTGGTAAAGCATGGTCGGCTGGTGGGTACATAGAAGGAATGACCGTTAGGTTACTTTCTACTTCTGCGGTTACCGGTAATAAAGACGTATCAATGACACCATTTCACACCGATTTATCGCTTAATGCGTCTTATGATGGCATCGGCGGATTAAGTTCGATATGGGGCAATACTACTATAAAGAGTGGTAAGAGCATAGACACAAGCGATGGACTTGGTGATGTCGGCGGAGCAAACTTCGGACTTGATGTTGTAGGCACGCTGGCAAGCAATTCACATGGTTGCGGTGTCTCAGTAGGTCTAGGTGGTTCCGGAACCAAAAGCGGAATCATAACAGGTTTCAGAGTAAGGACGCCGACCGGGACCGTGCTTTGGTCGGGATTTGCTTCTGTACCCGATGGTCAAGGTGTAACACAGGACGCCGCTGCTGGATCAACGACAGACAAATTTCTAAAAGTTTATGTTGGGACAACCCTCTATACGATAGCTCTGGTGCGAGCATAAGAAGGTGATCTTTATGGCTATCGTATTAGATGAACATCTTATAACAGAAAAAATCGTTAAAGCTGGTTTTGAGGAAGTCGAACTGGCTGCCGGTAAATGGGTGCGGATCCAGCATGGAACAATACAGGATCCTGTTGTCATGTTTTTAGAACAGGTTCCACAAGGCAAAAAATGGGCTATTACAATCAGCGTCTACATAGAGGAAACAGACGCTTAACTTTCAATTAAGGGGGATAAATCACATGGAAAACATAATCAATATTGACGAGTCAAGAATCAGATTCAAAGCCTTTTTATTTTTCCCACAACCCGGGAATGAGGCTATTAGCATCAATGCGTCACTTAATTATCTCGGCAAACTCAGTCCAAAAGACACAACTAATATATACATCAAGCGTAAGCGTATCAATGAGGCTGTCGCTAATGAGTTCAAGATCATTGATGGTGTAAGGGTCGATCTCTTGACTGAGTATTCCGTCAAGGGTGAAGATGGCAAGCCCTTGATGAACGAAAAAAACAACTTCACGTTGCCTGAAAGCGGGACAACCGAATATACTGAATTGATGAAAAAGTACGAGGATCTGATGAATCAGGAGATCGTGCTTCCTCATAGCAGATTCAAGAAGGGGGATTTCAACAGTATAGAAAAAACTATCGAGTTGTATCAGTGGTCAATGGAGACGCTTGATCTTCTTAGTATTTTCGTAGAGATAGCAGAAGAGCCACAAACAGAGGCGTAGGTTCCCCCTTATACGTCTCAATGCCACGATCATACTATAATAGAATAGCTGATCGTGGCTTACCCATAACGTGGACACCTTAAAAAGAGGGTGATAAGAATTAAGGCAGAAGGTTTTCCGATGTTTTCCGATAAAAACATTCAATAAATGAGGGTATACCATTTGCAAGGGTGAAATAGACTTGCCATATAAAAATCTTAAATGCCAGAATTACTGCAGTAAGTCTGGCGCTGGGACACCTGAGCAGGCAGGCAGAGATTGGCGGCTGGAAGCAACCGCCCCTTAACTTTTTAGAGGTCATAAAATGAGCATAGTATCCTCAGCAAACATAATCAGCTATTTAGATGTTTCGACTTATGACGCATCTATACAGGCGATCCACGAAGGCGTAGAAGCGTATCTAAAACAAGCCACAAACCAGCCCTGGGAATCTACGACTTATACGAACAAGGCTTACGATGGGACTGGCGGCAGTATCCTTCTACTCGAGGAGAAACCAATTATTTCAGTCAAATCCGTTATTCTTGATCCTTTCGGTGAAGCAGAGAATGTTAAGATAAACAAATCCAGTGGGCAGTTATTGTATTCTTACTTCCCACGAGGTTTTCAGAATATCATTGTAACGTACACAGCGGGTTATAGCACGATACCAGCCGATATTACGCTCTGGATAATGAATACAGTCAAAACCCTATACATGGTCAAGCTCAATTCAGTAGAGGGCATTACGAGTTTCCGTGTTGGTGATATATCGTATACTTATGGAGAGATCGCAAAGGCTGGCATCAATATTCCTGACAGTATATTAAAGCAAAATGTGAATTTGAGGATATAGATGAACATCAACTGCTTAGAATGTGAGCATATCGTGACTTTTGAGACCGATAAAGAGCCTTTAGTTAAACTAAGGTGTAGAGCAAAGAAGGATAAAGGAGCATTTCAGTTTATATGCTTTGTGGATAAGACAAAAGCACAGCATGTGACGCCACCTGATTGGTGTCCTTATAGATGAAAAAGTCAAAGAAGAACATCAAGCATAAAATAAAAAAGCGTAAGTTTTTAAGACGGAAACTTAAAAATATATGATTGACCAAGAAGATATAAGGCAAGAAATATTACTAAAAAGGCTTACCGGAACAAGACAGACTGATTATCAGATTGTTTGCGATTTATATAAGTCAAAAAAGTGGAATGATTTTCATATTGACTTACAACCTTATAATGAAGGATATTACGAAAGCGATATTTTATCGCAATTAATAGTTGATGAATTTATTGAATCGCTAAAATCAAAACACAAATTAGTGGTTAGAATGTTATTAAATGGGTATAGACAAAAAGAAATAGCGACTCATATTAGGCTTTCACGAAAAACTATTCATTACTACGTTAGAGACATAAGGCGATTATACAAAGAATTCGATTCTTGTTAATACAAAGGCGGTGAAATCATGTCACAGGTTAAAAATAAGTTTGACAAAGAGACATGGAAAAAGATGTTAAAAAGTGCGGCGCTCTTGGCTGGCGGATACATAACAGGCGATGGCGGGATCCGATTACTGGAATATTTACAAAATGCCGATCTCGGCAAATACAAATTGCCAGCGGTGATCGCATTCACTTTTATCATAAATGCTATTCGTGAATATATATCAGGACAGCCAGAGAAGCTGATATTAAACAAGGCGGGGGATGATAATGCCAGTAAAGCTAAAGGAAATTAATGCAATCAAGCGTTCTGAAGGATGGTATGAGCGAAGTATCGAATTGACTTATGATGAAGTAGACCCGCCTTTTGTTACTATGCTTCCGACTATCACGCATTATGTCGGCAAAGAGAAGTCTATGGAAGCCAATATTGAAATAGCAGTTAAAGAGATCATGTCAAAATTTATTGAATCACAGAAAACTCCTGATATTTCTACATCATTAGCTGAATGCGAAAAGAGCGCAGAAAGTATTGTAACAGCATTAAAGGCGGTGAAGTAAATGGCTTTAACGATAGCTTCGGAGGCTGTAAACGACTGGACATTGGTTGCACAGAACGCAGTAAGCGAATCGGCTACATTTACTTTATCCGCTAATTATGATACGAAAGTATTTGTGCAAGGCTTCAATACTTCAGAAACTGCCCATATAGGCACTGAATACAAAATACAAGTTTCATCTCTATCATCAGGTGATGAAGATTGGCATGATTACGCTAAATTTTACGAGAATGTCGGTACAGCTAATTCAGAGGCAAGCACAGCGAATCCGCTAGCGGTGGGGGCTACAACTATTACGATGACAAGCACGACAAGCTATATAGTTGCAGACGTGCCCGCACCATGGAGGGCGATAAAGGATGCTACTGATGCAAATTCTGAATTAGTATTGCAGAATGGAGTTACGACAAATACCAATATAACAATACAGGATGGGACTAAAAATCAACACGAAAACACAGCAGTCCTATACAGTATTGCATTTGCTAGACCGCCAATAACGATACCGATGGGCGCTGGATTACGTGGCAGGGTATATGTCAACAATAAATACGATAGTGATGGTTCATCAATAGCATATAAAGTCACTTTGGACAAAACTACAAAGGTATAAAATGGATAATTGGGGAATTGAAAAACCGCCGTTCGGCACGCCTATTGATCTCGCTTGGGTCAAAAAATGGGGGAACGTGCTGTTTATGACCATGAATGGCGGGGGGTTAATCGAACCTGATCTATCAGGTAATGGCAATAATGGCACTTTGACCAATATGTCGTTCCCTCCGACTGCAACTAGCGGGAGGGTTGGGGATGGGGTGGTGCTTGATGGGGATGATGATTATGTGAATTGTGGAACAATCGCAAAATTACAACTGCAAACATTTACGGTAAGCGCGTGGTTTCAATGGGATAGCGTGCATCCTGATGATATTTATAGGGCGATTCTGGCAAAAAGTAATAATGATGGCAATGGCTATAAAGATAATTATAAGATTTATGTTTTGGATTCAGACCAAAAAATTTACGCCAGCGTAGGCAAAGCAAATGGAACAGAGGCTTGGACTATTGGCTCTAATACAGTTGTATCAAGTGGAAGATGGTATTATGTCGCTGTATCATTTGATAGCTCGGGAAATATGAATTTATATGTTAATGGAGTTAGCGATGCCACGCCAGTTGCCGTTGGCTTACCTTATGCCGCTACTGGAAATTTTACAATCGGATTATGGAAAACAAATTGGTTTTATGGTGAGTGGGACGGCCTCATTGGCGATGTCCGCATATTCAACCAAGCATTGTCACCAGATGAGGTTGCACACCAAGCAGTTGAGCCGTATTATATGGTTCCTAAACCACAATTAATCGTACCAAAGCCAAAGATACCGATTTCAATTTTCCAACAAGGTCAGGTGATATAAATGCCATTAAAGAATAATTCTTGTGTCGTCCACATATTGGCGTGGAATACTGACGAACAATGCGGTCAGGTAGACGATGAGGGGAATATCACAGTACGTGGAGTTGGTGATGGGACTGAGTATACTCCAGCTACGCCAGCGATAACACCTATTGATGATACAAACCTGAAGGGCGTTTATTCTGTATCTTTATCAAATGCAGAAAATAATTATAATATCAATACAATCGGTGGTATCTCTTCAACTCCTGATGTTATAATCATTCCTTTTAGTTGGGCAAATGATATAAACTCAGCGGCAATATTAGCAGATACGGCTGAACTCCAAGGGCTTATAAGTTCCTCAAAACTACCAGTGCAGGTCAAAGGCACTGACGATATAGACTTTAGTGCCACACAGAAAACCTCGCTCAATGCCGCTACACCAGCAAGCGTGCAGGGTGCGGTGGCTTCTGTAACAAATGCAGTCACGATAACATCCAATGCGGATATAACATCAATCCTTGCAGATACGAATGAGTTACAGGGGCTTATCACCTCTTCAAAACTACCAGCGCAAGTCAAGGGAATGGATGCAAACGTGATCACAGCCTCCGCACTTGCCACAGATGCAGTAACGGAGATCATCACAGCGATCAAGGCTATGGTGATTGATGGTGCGATCACATTCGAGAAAGCACAAAAAATAATGCTTGCGGTGGAATCTGGTAAAATAGTCATTACTGGCAATACAGCCGAATATTATGATCAATCTGATGCTGTAATTTTAACTGTTCCGATAACGATCTCAGGAGCGATAAAGGCAATAACATGAAAATTGGCGGGGTTGTCTCAATAGTAACGAAAGGATTGTGGAATGATTTCACTGTCACCACATCCGCACAATCATTGCCCGGACCAAAGACTATTTTGACTTTATATGAATTGGCAACAACGCAAAGTACTTCAATGAGTCCAGTGGAAAGTTATGCGGGTATTCAGGAGCTATCAGGATCATTACAGCCCATCAATGCGCAGGAACATCAGATATACAATAAAGAGACTGTTGTTACGGATTACAAGTTCCTAGTAGCGCAAAGCCAGTTTACGAGTTCGGCAAATGAAGCCAAGCTCACTGAAAAGAATCAGCTTCGTACAGGGTCAAGAGTCTTTAATATCGTATCATCGGGTTCTAGGATAGAAGGCATAATACCTCATTATCGGGTGCTTTTGAAAGAGGTTGTATAATGAAATGGTATGGTGAGCAAGCCAAGCAGAAAATACATACAAATACCAGAAAGCGTGTTTTGCAACTTGGCTATAAGGTAGAGGCTAAAGCCAAAGAGAACATAACGAGGGTAGTCTATGATACTCCGCCATCTCCAAATTATCTGCGCACTGGGCTTGCAAGGTCTTCTATCCAGACTGTTGAGCATGATGATGGTGTTTATGTTGGTTCTGATGCAAAGAAGTTCCAGGAGCAGGCGTCTATTATGGGTGTTAAAACAGGCGGTGTCCTCTTTTATCTGCCATATATCGAAAAAGGACACATACTCAGGAACGGTGAATTCTATCCTGCACGTCCTTTCTTGGTGCCGGCACTTGATGCAATCAAGCATGAAATGGGGGCTATATAATGCTAGATGATCTGATAGTGGGGATCAAGACACAATATGACGCAACTGCCGGGGCTACACTTAGGGGGCTTCTTACTGGCGGAATGTGGTATCCGCAGGCAAAACAGGGTGTTACTTTTCCCTATATTGTCATTCAGGATATTAGCGATTTGGCAGCCGATACATATACAAAAGAGATAGATTATATACATTTACAGTTCTCCATTCTACATGATGACATAGATCCTATGGCTACAGGCGGTATCAATGCGATTGACGATGCACTCAAAGCTCTTTATCACAAGCAAACTCTCACAGTATCGGGTGGAACAAATTTTGGCAGTAGGTTTATCCGTAGGGGGAACATGCCAATAGAAAACAAGATATTTCATAGATATTTAGAATTCGAGTTCTATGTGGAGAAAACATGAAAATCATTCTTTATCACGACAATCATTTTGAGGATTGGGATTATCGTAACCTAGAAATAGGCATCGGGGGCTCGGAGACACATCAGGTAGAGATGTCATGGCGATTGGCACAGCGTGGCTACGAAGTGATAAGCTATGCGCCGATCCCTGATGATTGCCAAAGAATACATAGAGGCGTTCAATGGCGTCACATCTCAGAGGCGGATT